TGACTAAAGCCGATAAACATCGTGAAGCTGCCAAGGTCCGGGCTTATCTACGTGCTGCCTATGTTGCTGGTATCGACGCCGAAAGGGATGCTTCAGTCGTCCCGACCCTGCAAAAATTCAAACTCAGTTTTAACCCGGTACGTGACCTGAAAGTGATTAAGAAACGGAAAACCCGCCGCGCTGAACGTAAGGAGCAGGAGGACGGCACCCGTAAGCAATTACGCAAGCCTCTGACCCTGCCAGAATTGCGTCTGTATTATCAGCGTGTCAAGGCCATGCAAGCGCCCGAAGGCCCGGTGCTGGTATTCCATTTATTGACCGGCGGCCAACGCCTGGAACAGTTAAGGCGACTGACTGTAAATGATATTGATGTTGATGAAGATGTTGTGACCTTTTATGACCCAAAAGGCAGACGGGACGAAGAGCGCAAGCATGAAATTCCATTAGTGACCGAAGCCGCTGATGCGCTGGAAACCATAGGGTATGGCCCGAACCTTATTTCTTTTGATGGCGGTAAATCTCAAATATCAGCCTGGGGTATTAGCAAGACAATCAAGGCCGTTTCTATCGCCATGCTAGAGGCTAAAGAGATCAGCGAACCCTTTACTGGCAAGACCATCAGAAGCACGGTAGAAACCCGCCTGGCGGCTGCTGGCGTGGACATTATCACCCGAGCCTATTTGCAGTCTCATGGCCTGGGAGGGGTACAGGCTACCTCTTACGATTTCCACGACTACATGCCCGAAAAACTGGGCGCACTGGAAACCCTGCACGACCTTTTGAACGCAGACACCGGTGATGTGGTGCCGATGAAACGGAGGGCGAAAAAATGACGTTCAAGTATGAACAGCCGGAACTACAAAAACTGCATGATGAAGGACACCCTTTTTTTGTCGAGTGGGCAAAATTGCAATCATGGAGCCAGCGGGAACTTGCAATACAACTGGCTAAAGAACGCCATGACCAGTTAGAAACGGAAAAGCGACTGAAAAAGTGGGAAGACCTTGCCAAAAACCTGATCGAACGGTTAGCGAAACATGGTGAAAATACAACAGAACTACAACAGGAGCTGGAAAAAATTAGACAACAACGTCTTGAAGCACTGGCGAAAACAAATATGGAAAAATCCGCTAAAGCAATATTGGACCATGCACAATGGCAGGCATGGGCCGAACCTGTTTGGGAGGAAAATCCGCGCTGGTTTAAAAACGCGGTTGCTGTGCAAATCATTGATGATCACAACATCAAAGTAGCGACTCAAACCGTCGCAGACGTGCTTATAAAGCCAAAATCCGACTGACCGGCGGTTATCGGATGGCAACCTTAGACGGGTAAAAACCCCCGGAGTATAACTACCTCACAACCTGAACAAGTGAGGTAGTTATGGCACACAAGACAGTAAAAATTGCAGATAACCCAGACCTGATGACCGGCGACGAATTCGCCGGTGACATCGGAGTAAATCCAAAAACATTACAACGCTGGGCACGCGAAGGGCGCGGACCCCGGCGGGTGCGTATTGGCAACCGCATTTATTACTTCAGGCCGGAAGCGCAAGCCTGGCTCGAAAGCCAATTTACGGCAATAGCATGATCCTTACTGAAACCATTTACGTTAACAATAAAGTTGTTGGCGTCGTGAGGCATTGCACCCAATCCAATCAGTTTGCTTTTTCAGCCATCAATGACCCCTCACGTTTACCTGAACAGGAATGGCAAAGCATTGACGAGCTAAAAGAAGCCGTAAGGGTTGCTTATGGGGAGGGTTTATCGGATGAGCATGATTAAACAACCCAGCCCTATAAAACGGAAACGGCGCACACAGGAACAAATCCAGCAACTCGAAGCACAGATTTATGCTGTACTCGATGAAGATAACCCTCAGAGTGTACGGCATGTGTTTTATCGCATGACAGACCCCCGGCTACCCGTATCAATAGAAAAATCTGAAAGAGGTTACAAGCAGATCCAGCAACGATGCACGGTTATGCGCCGAGCGGGTAAAATTCCTTATAACTGGTTTGCTGATTTATCACGCCGGGGTCATTTCACCAACACATTTAGTAATGCCACTGATTTTATTCTCAGGATGCAGGGTCTATACCGAGCCGATCTATGGATTGACTCAGATTACCGTTGTGAAGTCTGGTGCGAGAGCCGCAGCATTGCGGGTGTATTGCTCCGGGACTGTCGTGATCTGGCTGTTGATCTATATCCCTGTGGTGGCTTTTCCAGTATGACATTTGCCCACGATGCAGCCATGTTGCATAACAGCCTGGACGATTCGCGACCATTGCAGATTTTCTACATTGGTGACTATGACCCGGCAGGAGTGCTGGTTGACGTAAGTCTGGAGAAAGAACTACGTCGTCATTTACATCCAGATATCGAACTCATATTTGACCGTCTGGCGATTAACCAAAATCAGATTGAGCAATACGACCTTCCCACCAAAGCACGAAAAAATTCAGAGAAGCGTGTACAGCACATAGAACGCACCGTAGAAGCTGAGGCAATGCCTGCCAGAATTATGCGCGGCATTCTCCGCGACCACGTTGAATCATTGTTGCCAGAAAATGCGCTTCAAGTTGCCAAAATTGCAGAGATTGAGGAACGAACACACCTGGCCCATGTGGCTGAAATGCTAAATGGGAAGGGGATGAGATGAGCATAAACAAAGACGGCCCGAGCGTTACGAGCACCCAGGCCGCTAATCAAAACACACTACACGGTCAGTATAACGCATGAGCCGCCAAGCAACGCACAAGATTAAATCATTTGCGGGTATTCCCAGGGTGGTAATGGATTCTGATGACTTCAAGCGATTATCCGGTAATTCTGTGAAATTACTTTTGGCTCTCGCTTATCAATATCGTGGACACAATAACGGCGACCTGACAGTCGCTTTCAGCATCATGCAAGAGAAGTTTGGATTCACAGCCAGGGGAGTCGTTAAAAGGGCTGTGAAGCAGCTTATGGACACGAACCTGATAATCCAGACACGTACCTCCAGGTTCTTAAATCCCGGCGGCCAGTGCGCTTTGTACGCCCTCACATGGTTATCAATTGACGAGTGCAAAGGTAAACGCCTGGAAGTCAAACCAGCGACGACACCAATCAGGAAATTTAGCATTGAGCAAAACAAAACACCCAGTACCGAATCAGTACACGGTGGTGTACCGAATCAGTACCCACAGGCAGTAAAAAGCGCATGAAAAAACAGCCCATGCGTACCGAATCAGTACCGATGGGGCTACTTCACCATGTACCGAATAGGGACACCTTATTAGTATACCAAGGGTATAGCAGGGAAATAGAGCGGAATGGTGAGCGCAGAGGAACGGATAACACAAGTTTGACGGTAAGTGGATCTGGCATACACCCAAACAGGTTAAAAACCTCCAAAGGTGCTCATATCTCTGTGGTTAGGGCTGAAATAGAGCGGAAAAGTTACACACATGTCCAAAAAACCTGCACAACGACTTTCTGGGCAATTTGTAACCCAAAATGCAGTAAAAGGGATTTATAATCCCTCGTACAATACGTTAAACCGTATAGAATAGAGGTTATAATGAATATGAATGACTTAGTAAATGTATTTAGTAAATATTTAACGTCACAACGTCGATTTGCAGTTGGAAAATAATCATGTTTAGGAGAAACCATTAAAGTGACTGCAAATCTAACAATTAAGCAAGAGAGTTTCTGCCTTGCTTATATCGAAACCGGCAACGGCTCAGAAGCTTATCGGCTGAGTTACAACGCCGAGAAAATGAAACCGGCAAGCATAAACCGCAAGGCTACAGAGTTACTTTCCAACGGCACTATTACGGCACGATTGGAGGAGCTGCGAGAAGTGATCAGAAAACGCCATGCCGTCACGGTCGATAGTGTCACCAGGCAGGTAGAAAAGATCTATGCTGGCGCTATGGAAGCGCAACAATTCAGCGCGGCAAAAGGCGCTCTCGAGCTGACTGCAAAACTCCACGGATTGATGATTGAGAAGAAGGAACACAGCGGCAAGGACGGCAAGCCAATTAACCCGCCGCAGACCGTGTTTATATTACCGGCGAAAATGACTCCGCAGGAAGCTTCAGAAGCGTATGCCGACACCCTTAACAACGAATGACTGGCCGGCTAATCTTTCGCTATCCGTTCCAATTGTTCACCGATTTCCTTTTGCACGATTGTGAGTCTTGCATAGCATCTGACAATTTGTAGCATCCGTTGCGCCCCCTTTACTCCATGCAGTTACATGATCAGCGTCCATTTCAGTAAGCTTCCAGAGTTTGGTCTTGTTGGCATCATGACCAATCGCACAAAGAGGGCAGTTCGATTCAACTTCCGCTCCGGCTTTTTTAGTCTGAGATGCAAAAACGGATTGCTTTGTTGCATCATTAAAAACTCGGACATCCAGCAACTTCGTATCTGTTAAACCTCCGAGGATAAACTCATAAATACCCCTTCGGTTTTTGACATATGGATCACCGTAGAGCTTTTGAACTTCGGCTGATACCATTTCGGGACTGTAAGCCTTCTTGTGATACTCTTCGTACAGTCGCCCCCACTCAAGCCCGCGCATCTCGCTTTCAACATCGGTAAATACACTGGAAACCCAGTCGATTACGCTGTTGAAATAGGTTTTTAGCTCATTGATGTTGCCTTTGGTGCGATGGCCGCTCATATAGCCGCCAATGTCGCCCTTGCTCACCCAGTCCAGCGCCCGCTCCAGGAAGTCCTGCCGGTTTGCGCTGCCCTTGACGTAGGCGTTCCACTTCTGGACGTTCGCGTTCTGGCTGTTGCTGAATTCGGCCTTCGCCAACGTCACGAACGGCCCCGAGTAAATGGCATTCAAGAGCTCTTGGGGGTTGAGCGGCACACCTGCGATGTTGATAGTCTCAAACCACTTCTTGATCTCGCTCTCCGTGCCCTCGCACTCATAGATCAGCAATTTCGAGTCCCTAATTTTAGCTTGTTGGTCGGCGGGTAAGCTGTCGAAGTTCTTCGGATTGCCGTTATCCATGATCGCGAACTTATTCGTAACGAACCGTCCGATACTTGTGATGCGCTGCTGACCGTCCAGCACCTCGAAATTGTCCTCCGCGACTTTGTTGAAGTAGATCAGGCCGAGCGGATATCCCTTGAGCAGCGAGTGGATCACCGCCGCCTCCTTATTTCCACCGCCGTCAGCATAAATGTAGTTTCGCTGGTACTCAGGCTGAATCGTGAGCTTTCCGCCCAACCCGAACAGCCCCTTTCCCTCGAGTTGGTTGTACACAAACCCTTCGCAGATAGCGGTGACGGTAATGTCTGCTCTTAGCGTAGTTTTCACGATTTCGTCCTTCTTGAAGGCCGTGCACGGTGGCGAATGAAGAGCCGCTTGTACGGGGCGACGAAATACTCTCCATCCACAATATAGCAAGTTTGGCTCGATGGTGCCCGGACAACTCTAATCGCACAAACGTCATTCAGCTTTTTCACGTTGCTCTTTTTCCCTTTCTTATTGACTTGAATTTGCACTGGGTATTCCCTGGTGCGCAACTCATCACTGTACTCGTAGCCGATGATTTCAAACTGGTCTGGGTTGTACTTGTCGAGGAAGGTGATGGGAACCCCCATCAATCCGCCGAAGTCGCTTGGGATCGCGTCGGTGAAGGGCACTTCGATGGCGTCAAAGTTGTCGTACTCATCGTATGCCGCTTTGCTCTTTAGCTCTTTGTGCTTGCTGAACCGCAAGTTGTCCGCCAAGGTCATGAGGGGCAGCTCCTGGTGGCGGCGTCCGTGGTCTAGGTTCGTGAACCAGACGGAAGCAGACCGTCCCATTACCTTGCCACCGACGATTTTGTAGTTGCTCCCTTTCTTGCCAGACTCAAGCATTGTCTTTGCTACTTCGGGTGGAACGTCGAAGAGCATATCTGTCCCCATCGGGGTGACACCCATCCACAACCTGTTGTTCTTGATTAGCGGAAATATTTCCTTGTATGTGATGGCATTCTTGTTCGCGATGAGCAGGAACTTGTTCCCGTGCTCGACAAGCTGCGCGACGTATTCGCGGAAGAGGGAGAAGGGTGGATTGGTGACCACGATGTCCGCCTGCTTGAGTAGTTCGATGCACTCGGCGCTGCGGAAGTCGCCGCCTCCCGCTAGGCGTGTGCGGGTGTGGGGATTCCGCTCCAGGAAGAGCTT